TTGACTTGATTTAGTGTTTAATGATGACTCAAGAGATGTCTTTGTTGATACCGCTGAGTTTACCGTATTGGTTAAAGATGTAGTATTAATAGCATTTATATTAGATGTGTTTGTTGTATTTTGTGCAACGACTGGAGAAAGGCTTTGATTTAATTGCGTAATAGTTGCATTTGCTGCATCTACTGCTGCTTGAACTGTTTCTGTATTTGGATCTACATATGGAGTAAATGTTGAACCCTGACCTATTTGTCCAGAAAATCCAGTTCCAGAATTTGTATCTGTAATTTGTGTTATTGCCCCATTATAAGTTTCTCTAACATTAAATCTTGCTTGATCTGGTATTGGTCCATTAGCAGTTACATTTGCCATCCATGCACCATCATTTGGATTTACATCAGCATTAAATCTTACCTGAACCATTTGAGTAGAAGCATCTTGTTGTGGAAATGGTCTTAAATCCCAAGCAATATCTAAACTTGTTCCAGTGGTTGAATATGTAATTCCAGTTCCTGTACTCCAAGTAGTCCAGTCCCATCCAGCAATAGATACTGAAGGTGCTCCTGGAGTTGTATGATAAACCCATCCTTCATTTGTTCCAAATGTTATTGTTGCATTTGATCCAACGAATACATTGTTGTAAACAGTTCCACCCATTTGCATTCCGAACGGAAGATTCATTTGAACACCAGCATCATCTACTCCAGCCAAAACATTTGTGCTAGTTCCAATAGTGGCTTGTAAATTATTGACTGCTGTTTGAGCAGCATCAATAGCAAGGTTTGCCTGTGTTAATTCTGTTTGTGCAGTTGCTTGTGCTGTAGACGCTTCTGTTTTTGCAACTACGGCTTCAGATATTGCTGTCTGAGCCTCTGCTATTTGTGTTGTTATATTATTTATGGCGGTAGTTGCAGTAGTTACTGTAGCCTTTGCATCTTGAACTACCTGAAAACTTTGATCTATTGGGGTAACAGATAAATCAACACTGCTAATAGTATTAATAGCGGTTTGAACATTATTTACTTCTGTATTAGCCAGAGATATTTTTGTGGCTACTTCTGCCGTAACACCTTGGGCTTGGGAATATTCGGTTTGTGCTTGTGTTACCTCTACCAAGGCATTGTTTGTGGCTGTAATGGCTTGCTGGACCTCTGTTGTAGCAGTAGAAAGTGCTTCGTTAACTGCCTGCTGAGCAGGACTTACAATAACTTGTTCTTGATTTTCTGTAGCGCCAGCATGGTCTGGTGCCATTATTCCAAAAATTGTCACGCATAAACCTACCCCAAAGGCTATTAATAGTCTTCGTTTTAGTTTATTCAATTAAGGGGCATCTCCAATGTATAACTATATTAGTAATTATACCATTTTTAATCATAAAAAAGAGGGTAGAAATTAATCTACCCTCTAGTTTTATTAAGAAATTATTTCCTTGAAAGGATTAATTTCTGTAGTGCTGCAATTTGCTTGTTAATTGTTGCAATAAGTGCAACGATTGATTGCAAGATTTGAGCGTTTGTAACAGATCCAGATGCATCAATAATTGAGTATGCAACAGTCTTTGCAGAATCAGTTGATACGTATGCTGGAAGATCAACAATCATGTTGAAAGAACCAGTTGTATTGCCAACAGTGAACTTGATTACTCTTGTTCCTGCTGCATCAAATAGGTCTGCAGATGTTGGAGCAGTAACTGGTGTTAGTTGACCACCTGAAATTGCTACGCCAGCACCAAGAGTTGCTCCACCGTGAACCTTAGCACCATTTACATCTGTTGCTGAGATTGTTAGAGTTGCAAGTTCTCCTGCTTTATATTCTTTTTTATCAAGAGATGCTGTGTACTTATTTACACCACTAGCACATGCTGCAACAAAATCATTTGAGTAGATTACTGTTGCATCTGAGTGTGTGAATTGTAAACGTACAGTTGCAGATCCTGAAGTTGAAGCACATGTCCATCCGCCAGTTGCAACAGCAGTAGCAGAAGATGCTCCACCTACTGATAATGCAGTAACTTGTGATGTGTACTTGGTTGTATCAGCAGTTGGAGTAACTCCAGATAACTGATTACCAGAAGAATCCTTGACAACAAAGTCATAAGTTCCAGTACGTGCTCCGCCTGCCTGTGCAATGTCAACACCTGTTACGGCAATTGTTGATGCACGGCCTGTGAATGTAATTGTTTTTGTAGAAAAAGTAACGCCATTGTATGAAACTGTAATGGTTGTTACTACTGGCTTGTTTTCGTTAGCAGTACCCTGCTTAACATAAAGAACTCCGCCAGTTCCTGTTTTTACTGCAAATGAAGCCTGAACAGATGGAGTCGCATCCCATGAAACAATTGCGCCATTGGTTGCATTTGCTTGCAATACGCCATTCGTTGCCATTGTCTGTGCCCAGCCATCTCGTGCTAAAACATTTACATATCCTGTGCCACCATTAACAACAGTTGTTGAATCTGCAACATCTGATGAAGAGGTAAGTGTTCCCTGTGTTGATGTATCTTGTACACGACCCAAAGAATCTGCTACAGAAAAAATATCTGTCTTTGCAGTTGTTCCTGCATAAATTGTTTTAATGTCAATTACAGAAATGGTTGATCCAACCTTTTTCTTTTGTGTAATTGTAACTGTACCTGCTCCAGTAACGTTAACCAATACTGGTGAAGGCAAACTTACTGCAGTTGATGTTGCTGCTGTAAATGTAAATGTCTTACCAAGATTGGTAAGTGCTAGAGTTGCTGCGTTGCTACCCGCTGCTGTATAAGCACCGAAAATAGCAGGTCCAGCAATTTCTAAAGATACATTATCCTCTGCTGTTGAAGCAAGGGTGTCAGATGTTGTTAATGCAATAACTGAATTAACACCAGCCTCTGCCTTGTCAGCATCAGACGATAGTACGGTTACACCACGAGCACCATTAGCAAGAGTAGAAGATAGTTCATATCCACCACTGATTGCTGCTGACGCTTGAGGAACTGCAACCAAGAATGTGCTTGATACGGCTGCAGCCATGACCAAAGCAATTTTCTTAAATGAATTCATTATTCTCCTCGTTAGTTTTATATTATATTTAATCTATCAAGAAAATCTCTAACATCGTTAGGCATTTCCCGATTATCTAATTCTACCATAGACTTCTGTTTTTCTGCAAGTCGTGTAGATGTGGACCATGTGTGAATATCAATCTCAAGATTAGTATGCTTTGGAGTATGTGATATTGCTCCAAATACTGCCCCGCAGACGGCATCTGCTAAGTCTTTAGATTTTTTACGTGGATGGTCAACTCTGTTACCTTTCATTATTTTTAATTCTGACATTTCTTCTAATAATATTGGAATCATTGGAATAGCAACACGCTCTTCATAAATCATCATTGCTAAATCTTCATAGTGTTTTTTAGCAACTGACACTGTTTCTGTTTTAATTCCAACAGCCTGTAATTCATTTTGAATATCAAAAGATTGCCAACGGTCAAAAGAAACCATTCCAATATTAAAACCTTCTCTACGAAGATTAATAATCCACTGTTTTACTTCTGACAGGTTTACTGGTCCTTCTGCTCTTGGCTCCCACCAAGCAACGGCATCAACGACTACAATTGGTGCTACCTGTTCATAATCCTTAATAACTTGAATGTTTACCCACTTGTCAACATGTGCAATAGCAACAGCACACTTATCGTGTTTTTGTGCAAGGTCAGCATGAATGTAATATGTTTTTTCTGGATCTGGCTTAAAGCCTTGGTCAAACCTTCTAAAAGAATCTAGTGGGTTTCTAGTGTTCATACACTTTTCTAATTTTTCTTTTTGTTTAAAAAATGCATCAGATGCAAATGTTGGAGTACATGCAAAGCGCATCATTGCATCTCCTAAATCTGTATAAAAGGCTAATTTAAAATCATCTATTTTACGAGTAGGGTTTACTTCCCATGTTGGTCTTTTAAGTGCTAATATTTTTGGAACTTTGTATGAAATAATATTATCTTCGTCCCACGAAATTTCAAAACGATTGCTTGCATCTTCGTGTGGCAAGTCTTCGTTCATAATAAAAATATGTTTCTTTTCAATAGTTTCTTTTTCTGCAATAACATCTTCATATCTTTTAGAAATAAAGTCACCTTGATAACGAGGGAATGAAAGTAATACCACCTTGCCTAAATCTGGAAAACGAGAATCTACAGAACCACGGAATGCTTTATAAATATTTTCTGCAGTCTTACCCTGTTCATTACCAGTACCAACTTCAGATGCAAAACCAGAAATTTCATCAAGCACTGCAAGTAGTAAGTTTAAACCCTCATGTGATTCTCTTTCTGAATGACCAGAGTAAACTGTAATTGATTTATCAAATTCTACTGAGTCTGCTTTTGCATTGTATCTGCCAGCAAACCAAGGTGACTTTTCAATTTTTGTTTTAAACCCTTTGAAGAAAACATTTTTTGCTTGTTGTGCGTTAATAGCGACGTTAATTAAATCTATTGCATCTCCAGTTGGCTTACCAAAATATCTTGCAGGATCTTTAAGACATAACAGTTTATACACAATGTATGCACAAGCAACGGTAGACACAAAGTCTTTTCCAGATCCTTTGCCTAATTGTAGGATAATTTCATTTTTTGTATATTTGTCGTAATACCTTGCTCCTTCAGCATCACCATACAGTTCTTGCAAATCTTCTTTTTTAAATATTTGACTCATTGCTTCTACGATGTCATATTGAACTGGAGACAAAGGTGGTTGTCCCAAATAATCAGAAGACTCTACAAAAGTCTTAGCGTCTACTGGTTTTTCTTCAAAGTGGTTTTCTTTTAATACTTCAAGAAAATCATTGAACATCGTGGACAATTGTAATCACTTCTCCTTCTTTGGCAATCTGAGAGAGGCGTTGCATAATTAAATCACGTACTTCTGGATGTGTTGAAGCAATTTCTCTAAGTATTTCAACTAGCACTTCTTGTTTTCTTTCAATTTCAACTATCTCTTCTGCAAGTTCTTTGTTTTCTAACAATCCAGCCTTTTGCAACATTTCAATTCTAGACTTCTCAATATCCATAACTAATTTAATTGCTTGAGTTTTTGCACTAAGATTATTTGTCATTGAGGCTTCATCAATAACCTCATAAGACTTTGAAATAAGTTTGCTGTAATGCGTATCTGCAGCAGCAAGAGCCTCTTTAGCACGAGCACGAATGGCATCATTAGCAGAAGCCATAACCTTCCACTCATTAATAAGTGCAACAACACGAGTGCGTGGGATGTCTAACTCTTTAGATATTTTTGTTGGATCTTGACCTTTTAGATATTCTGCAACAACTTTATTTACTTCATCAAGATGCTGGATTAACTCTGTTTCAGTTGACATTTTTTTCCTTTGCTATTTTAAGCAACACTAAGTATCCAATAAGGTCATCAATATCGTTGTCGCCAACATATTCAGTACCCTTCATTAGTCTACTTAATTTATCATCAATTCTAACTCTAAGTTGTTCTGCTGGATCTGCTTTGCTAAAAATTCTAACAGGATCTAATGCAGAATCTCCATACGCAATATTTTTATCAATAAGCATTTGTGCAATTCCATGGCACGTTGACCAAATTTCTTTACCAGATGGAGCACCAATAGAATGAAGATATAAATCGTCACATTTAAAACTTTTTACATCTTTATACACTGGCTCTAATTTCATCGCTTTGATTTCCTTAATCCAAATTTTGCAAGGTAAACGTAGATAGTCTCAACACTAGTTCCACACTCCTTGGCAATATCTTGTGGAGACTTTTTGTCCATAACAAACCTTTTACGGAGCCAAGCCTCGCTTGTATACAGTTTAGCACTCATGATATTATTTGTCAACTTCTGTTTCAGAAATGTCATAATCGTATGAGTTTGAGTCTTCTAAAACCCACTTATCATAACTCTCAACATCCCACTTATTTGTATTTATAAGTCTTTGTATTACTAGATCTTTCTTGGTTACAAATGATGGTTCCTTTAATCTAATACGGTTATTAGGTTGTACCGCAAAATTTCCATCATCTCTTTGAATAACATGACCACATTTATGTTGCCCTGGACTTTCTGAATATCCATCGTCTAAAATATTGCTTTCTGGATTGTGCCAGTCTAAGGTAAATAAATATTTTCCACCAACGTTATTTTTATTTCTATCTATATATGACATTCTCATATTGCTTAAGTTTTCAAATTTTGTAACTGTTATGTGTGGACTAAAAGAGTTCCAAAGCACAAGATTATAAATTGGTTCTTCAGGAACTCCTGGTTTTGTGCAAAAGGCATTAATTGGCATTCTCCACCAGATTCCTCCATCTTCCATTAAAAAATGAAACAAAGGACTTCTACTTTTAATGCTTGATACTCCAAAAATTACACATGGAAAATATTTATCATGACTATCTTCTTGATCTCTTAAGAAATTACCACGAACATAACATTCAATTGGCGGTATGTTAGCATTTAACTCTGGCATTATTCCTCAATCCTCATTGCTTTATTCCAATTATTAATAGCCCAATGACCGATACCACAAGCGTCAGCAACGTCATTATCGCTAATAACTTTATTATAGTTGATTTCAATTAATTTAATAGTCCTTTCTTTCCTAATTTGTCTTTCATATGTTTTATACCAAGAGTCTGACTTTCCAGGATTTTTTGACCTAATTATAACCTGTTCTTCTTTTGTTATTTTTTTATTTCCTAAATAGTTTTGCCAAGTTATTGGTGCTACAGTTCCTATAGTCTTTGTTCCAGTTAATCCTGCTGCACCCAATAGCGCACCTTGGACCAAAGCCAAATCTGCAGCAGTCTTAGGACTATTCATAAATACTGTATGTTCAATTACAATTGCTTCAAATCCACCATAATATTCAAAAAATGCTTTTGTTTTAGCACAAGCATCCATAACCTTTTCATAATTTGTTTTTCCTTCAAATTTAATTTTACCAATACTGCCTAAGACATTGTCATTAAAAATAGCAAAAGCAAGACTGTTGGTGCTTGCATCAATAGCACAAATTGTTTTTGGGCTACCACTGTTGTTCATAGTCAATAAACCCCTTTATTTGTTTTAACATTTTGTCTACTTCTTTTTTATTTACATTGCAGTTAGGGCAAAATCCAGAGTCGTTGTATATTGATAGTTGTTCTCCACAACCACCAAGGCAAAGTCTTTTCTTTCCTTTTCTTCTTTGTCTGCGAGTTATTTGATACCTTTCGGCTATCTTTATTTTGGTTGCTTGTTCTCTACAAACATTTCCGCAATAAATTTGATAACTTACTTTTGGCTTAAACGGGGTCTCGCATCTTTCACATAGTCTCACATTAAGGAATCCTCTTCATCCTTTAATAATACTAGTGGTTTTATCTTTATTGTTCCTGTACCTGCCTCAGCGCAGGCTTTTTGAATAGGACACACCTTACAAATTTTTGAGTTTGAGCGATATGGAATTTCTGGTAATTGTTTATCTTGCCAATTTTTATAAACTACTTTCATCCACTCAAAAGCCTGTTCTACCCAGTTACGATAATGATCGTTTACTACTACAGGCAAAGTAAGCAATTCATGATTGTTTTTATTTTCATAAAT